GGAGTTACAGCATTAGATTGTTCTACTGGACATGTTCATTATCTTACAGCACCAGCAGGTGATATTACAGCAAACTTTACTAATTTAGATTTAACAGCAGAATACGCAACTAATATCACAATAATAATGGACCAAGGTAATACAGCTCGAGAAGTTACCGCAGTACAAATTGGTGGTGCCGCACAAACTATAGTATGGCAAGGCAACAGTGCGCCAACAGGAACAGCAAACGGAGTAGACAGCTTTTCATTTACAATATTAAACGATGGCGGAACATATGTTGTGCTAGGACAAATGGTAGCATTTGGAGGAGTTTAATAGATGCCTTTCATATCTACAGTAACAGGTAGTTTTACAGCAGGACGAAGAGCAAGTGCTTTTGGTAGTGCGCCGGCTTGGTCACCAACAGATTTAGGCCTTAATTTAAGAATGTGGCTAAATCCAAGCGATACCTCAACAACTACATTTGCTTCTGGCTCTAACGCATTATTAAGCATCACTGATGCATCAGGGGCCACTACAGCCGGTCAACCCCATTACATTAACATCAACAGCACTCCACAACAGAGCACAGAAGACAACAAACAAATTATTGTGTTTGATCACGCTACAAATGAATATCTTTACACAAGTTCTATTGGTATTGCCAGCAGTGGTAATCATTGGGCCTTATTTGCAGGCGAAATTGCGTCGGTGGACAACAGCAAGGATTCAATATGGAGTTTTGAGACTGCAGAATCACCCAAGCGAGACTATGCTATTAGTGCAGGTAGTTCTAGCCAGTTTGATGGTGAACTGGATCTTGATGGTTTGAGTACAAAAAGGATCAGCAGTAACGCAGGTAACTTGATAGAATTCACAAGTGGCACTCCTATCCAACCAAATACTAAATTTATGATAGTGTGTTACTTTGACAAGACAGGCAGTGAAATTGGTGTAAGGATAAACGGTTCAAATGCCTTTACACCTGAAACAGACTACGACAACAATTTAAAAACCACGGCACAAATGAATATATTTAGAAACAGAGGCAGTCAAACATATGGCGGTAAACTGTTTGAATTTATAGCGGCACAGGGTGAACCAGGCACAGGCGGTGGTGACAAAACTTACATAGAACAAGCAGAAGGTTACATAGCACAAAAATGGGGGTTAACGGATCTTTTGCCTTCAGATCATCCATACAAAAATGGTGGAGGTGGAGGCCTTGCATGGGGCGGCGATAGAGCTATAGTATGGGGATCGAATGGCGGTAATTGGGATGGAGAAAAAATAGACTATTTTGATATAGCTACTCCTGGTAATGCTAGTCTCTTTGGTGACGTACACAGACAAGTGGATGGATGGGGTCCAGGAAAATATGGCGGTACATGCGTATCTGATACTACATATGGTGTTTATGCTGGTGGACAAAGTGCGCATAATCTAAATCCAACTGATCAAATAGATTATATTACAATTAGTACTCTTGGAAATAGTGCTGACTTTGGTAGTTTAACTACCAAACAAATGAGAAGGCCAGCTGGCGGATCCGACGGAACAACTGGGTATATTGCAGGAGGACAGGATGACTGGACAGGAGCAAATTATTATACAGGATGTGATACATTTACAATTGCTACTCCAGGCAATGCTACCTTAAGTACGTTTACTTTAAGTACAGGCGCAAACCAAACAACGGGAACAAATGATACAACAAGAATGCTTATATCAGGCGGATATTTTAATAATATTGCCAACGATAATACAATACAGTATCTAACATTTGCATCAGCAGGAACATCACAAGACTTTGGCGATCTAACTGTGGGTAGAGGTATGGCGGCGGCAACCTCGGACAATACATATGCACTTATTGGAGGAGGTCAAGATAGAATAATTAGCTCTACACAAGTGCAGTCTACAGATGTTGTAACAATTCAAACCACTGGAAATGCAACTAACTTTGGTAATTTGGTTACAGCTAGAAGAGGTTTAAGTGCAGTATCCAATGGTACATATGCTTGCTTCTGTGCTGGGGTAGGAAACATGGTGGATATAGATCAATTAACAATTGCTACTCCTGGCAACGCTACAGATTTCGGAGATTTAGTATCTGGTGGAGAATCTCCTGGTTGTTGTTCAGGATCAGCTTCATAGCTAGATTAGGATGCGATAAATATCATTATGCAATATTTTTATGACAAACAGATACGCAAATACATACAACAGTTTATAAGACTGTTTAGTGGCTTTAGTGTAGAAATGGGCACACAAAGTGACGGACAAAAAATCTATCAAACTGTGCCAGTACGTTACGGAGATGTAAGTCGTATGGCGGCTCACATTGTAAAAGACAATAGCGAAAATGTTGTTAACGCTACACCTTTTGTTAGTTGCTACGTAAGTGATATGAGTATTGCACCTGAGCGCCGTACACACGCACAATACAACGATAAAGTACAGGTATTTGAAAAGAAATATGATTTAGCTACTAATGAATACAAAAACGAAGTAGGAGACACATATCAAATTACACGTTATCAACCAGTGCCTTATAACTTAACAATGCAAGTTGATATCTGGACTAGTAACACAGAACAAAAATTACAATTACTAGAACAAATACTTGTGTTATTTAATCCTAGTTTAAACATTCATACAAATACTAATCCTTTTGACTGGACAAGTTTAAGTTATGTAGAGTTGACAAATATGACTTGGAGTGTTAGAAGTGTACCAAGCGGTGTTGATGAAATTATTGATGTTAGTACACTACAGTTTGAATTACCTATCTTTATTAGCCCCCCAGTGAAGGTACAAAAGCAAACACTAATACACACAATACTTAATAAAATTAATCAAGTTGATAACGATAACTTGCAAAGTTTTAAACTAAATGAAAGTTTTACTGCACAATTTAATAGTTTTAAAATTGTTACATTGGAAAATTTTAAGTTGCGTTATGAAGATGGTTATGCTACAATACTAAACAAGGCCGGAGGCAATACTGATGCTGATGGACAACAATTAGATTGGAGCAAAATACTTCCAGCATACGGAGAACTACGTGACGGTATAAGTCAAATACGACTAAGACAAAGCACAGATCCAACAGATAGCAGTCAAGACATTATAGGTACACTAAGTTATGACAGTGTAAATGCACAACGTTTATTAGTAACCTTAGATGCTGGAACACAACCAAGTAATACACAAGGTACTGTAGATGCTATTATAGATCCTGCTAACGTTAGTCCTGGCAATGGCATACCAGTAGCAAGTAGTGGACAAAGATACTTGATTTTAACAGGTACAAATAGCAGTGGACTTTGGGGTGTTGATGCAGAAAAGAATGATATAATTGCATACAACGGAACAAATTGGATTGTAGCATTTGATTCAAGTGCTAATCCAGGTACAGAATTTGTTACAAATACAACAACAGGAGATCAATTTGAGTGGACAGGGTCGCAATGGCAAAACTCGTTCGAAGGTATCTACAAAGAAGGCTTCTGGAGAATCTACCTCTAATATAATCACAGCCAGTGGTTGTATATTTTTAGCATTAGATACAGGCCGAGTTTGCATGCAGTTGCGTAGCAAAAAAAGTAGTCACCGAGGAACCTGGAGTTTCTGGGGCGGAAAAGCTGAAACAAAAGAACGTCCTGTTGAAACATTATTGCGAGAGTTAAACGAAGAAATAGGCATGTTGCCGGACTTCGAAAAAATATATCCCCTACACAAGTTTACAAGTGCAGACAAACGCTTTGAATATAATGCTTTTGTTGTAACAGTATTTGAGGAATTTACACCTGATACAAATGGCGAAAGTGCAGGTTATGCTTGGGTAAACTTACGCATGTATCCTCGCCCTTTACATCAAGGCGCAAAACTTGTATTAACTAATCCAGATATGATTAAAAAGATAGAAACTATTTGGGATAATAAACGTGGCGTTAACGACTTACCTAATTGGCTAGATAGTTTTTAATTTATTCAGGTTTAGTTGGCCAAACAACATCTGCTGTTGATGAAGCTGTTGTAATATCTCTAAGCAAATTTCTATATACTGCCCAGGGATCTTTTATATTACTAGGAACGTCGGCGCCCTGTGTCCAATCTGATTCAATAAGCAGTTTGTTTCTATGATGTCTAATCTGTTCCCACGTATCTAGTTCTCTATGTTCTGTAATCATTGCATCTGTAATAATATCACTGCCTACAATTTGTTGTACAGTTTTTCCTGAATCTTCATGGTCTTCAGGTACAGGAACTTCAATACCAGGATCATAGTCGTATGTTGTTCCATCCACAACAATAGGATGATACAGCCAT